AAATGTTCTAATATCAATATCTTGTTTTGCTTGTTCTATTTCTTCCTTTGATACCATTCCACCTTGAATAGTAGTAAATTGAAAGCTATCCCAGTCGTTATCTTGTTTGCCTTTTAAATACATTTCATAAGACCAATTTCCGTAACCTTTTGGAGTCCCACAAAATAATACATGACCTCTAGATTTATCTTTAGAATAAGTATCTGCTATTGATGCTCTTAATACTTCAAACCATGCTCTTTTATCAATATCAGCAAATTCGTCTAATATTAAAAAATCTATGCCCGTTCCACGAAGTGCATCATAATTATCACTCCCCTTTAATGAGATAGTGCTATTGGTTTTTCGAATAGTGATAGTCATTGTAGTTTCGTTTATATCCTCTATCCAATTAAACTGATTAAGCATTTCTTTTAAACTAGCCCAACAAATGTCTTTAGCCATTTTAAATGTTGGTGCTACATACCATATTCTTTGATTAGGTTGTGATGCGTATTTCATCATTTCAGTAATACATAGATAAGTTTTACCAAATCTACGACCTGATATTAAAACTCTAAATCTAGCTTGTGATTGACTTACTTTAAGTTGAGGGCTTGTCAGCGTTATCTTCATTACACCAATATCTGACCATTAATTTCTGTTCGTCAAATGTTTTTTTATCCTTGTTAGCAACTTCTATTACTTTTTCTGCACCACCGATAGCACAATCTACATAAGTTTTAAATTCTGTACGATCTGTATAAGGTGGAATACAAGTATTGCTTAATAATGAACATAACTGCCAAACAAGAACATATTTCATTTTTTAAGCTTTCGTTTGAGTTTTCTATGCCATGCCCAAAAACGAAGCTTATATCCTATTCTTTCAATAAAATTATAAAACAGTTCTAACATTGTTATACTCATAAATTATTCTAATATTAACTTCCTAATACTTAAACTTCCGTCTATATTCTTTTCTAATTCAGCTTTACCTTTATAACATTTATAAGATACAGATTCGTTGGCTTCTCTTTCAGCGTGACGCTTACCTTTAAGGCATTGGGACATTCCATCAATTTGTAATCTAGCTTCTTTAATTTCACCATTTACAAACATAAGTAATGCTACGACAACTTCTATCATTTAGGCCAATCTCCGTTTCCGTTCTTATAGTGCATTTCTCTATTTGAGTCTTTTAGTTCTTCAATATCTTGTAAAGCTTTATGTAATTGTCCCTCAATAAATTCTATTTTAATTTTATTAGACATATTCATTTCTTGGTTCTTTTCTAGCTTCTCAATTTGTGAAAAGCTTTCCTCTAACAACATAAAGATTTCTAAATTTTTAGGTGTCTGTTCTGCTTTTTTAAGTAGGTCAGAACTCATAAGTTGATCTTGTGTTTCTAAAGCTGTTATTCTACCTGTAAGATTTGCCCAACCCATAACTGCACCACTAACGACAATAATTATCCCAATTAAATTAGCGAGTGGTAATTGTAGTTTTGATTCACTACTAACTTTAATTGTATCGTTTTTCATTTAGCTTTTTTTCCTTTGTTCTCACCTTGTTTGATAATGTAGTCTTGTGTCCCATTTGCACCTGTCTCAACTTCTTTTTTTAGCAATCTAAATATTTTCATTTCTTTTAGTTTTCTTTCAGTATGTTTTTTAAATTGCTCTAATACCTTTGTATCTCTCATTTCTTTTTTTTCTTATCTATAAACATTTTATCAACCCATTCTGAATATCTGTCTAACCAACCTAGAAATGCGTAAATTATTTTATCGATCATATTTTAAATCCTTTTTTCCATGATTGAACTGCCCAATAAACAGGAGTTGTGTTTAACTGTTTTCCTGATCTTCTAGCTTTAGCAAGTATGGGTCTAAATCTTGCCATAAACGATCTTTGCCTAGCTGGAATATTTTTTTTAATTGATAATTCTTTTGACCCAAAACGGACAATCTGAACTCTATTTGTTTTTCTGTTTTTTACATAAACAGCAAACTTCTTAGAACCTGACGGAGTTCTAAAAGGTTTATTTAGTTTAACAGTTCTTCCTTTGAATTTTGCCATGTGACTTAAATATCACACATCACTCACAAATGAAACCTTGAATAGTACCTCTGCCATCATTTAGATACCAACCTGATTTCATAATATCTTTTTTAATCCAATAATGTGTTGATATAGCTTCTCGGTGTTCTTCCGCTATCTCCATACATTCGACATAGCTTACAGGTCTTTCAAACTCTAGTTTTTCTTTTACTAAAGTCCCATTGAATAACAGTATTAGTATTGTTAGTGTTTTCATTAGCAAACATTTTGACTAACATATACCATTTTTCTTTGTATTTTTCTTGCTTAGTTTTATTGTAAAGATTAGCTGTCTCGTCTAACGCTTGAAGTATCTTTGTCTCCATTGTCCACAAATATAATTATCTTTAACACCAATAGTTTGAAACCTACCACAGAAACTTCTCCTGTTGGAATATAACCCACAATTACCACAAGCTTCTTTACTGGTAGATTTTCTAAAATCATTCGGCATTTGATAAGGAATAAATGTTCCGTCTTGATAAAAGTTAGGTCTTTTTTGCATCTATAATATCCTTTATCTTTTTAAGTTGTTTAAGTAAATCATCACGTTGTTTTTTAACAAGGTTTAGTTCCCATCTTAATTGTTCAATAATTTTATCTTCCTTGTCTGTTGTATTTTTTAAAGTCTCTTGCTTCATGTTTGTTTAATTTCTTTTTGTGACGTCTTGGTCTTTTTCGTGGCTTCGGTCTTGGAACGAAGTGAGTAAATTTTCTTTTAGCCATTACTCGTCAGGTTTTACATCAATAATTAATGGTAAAGGTTCAGTTATGGTTTCATTTTGAGTTCGATCTTTCATTCCTAAATAGTTCTTACTTAACCATATTTGCATATTGGTATTATCTTTTTTAACAGCTTTATCCCACATTTTTTTTCTTAAACTAGCCTTACCTTTTTCCCTGTATTGTTCGATAATATCGGCATAATTTCTTTTTAAAGTTCTAGCAGATACATTCATAACACTTGCTATTTCATAAGTAGGACAACCAATAGAAGCAAGATTTTTTAATATTTCTTGATCTATTATAATTTTAGGTCTTCCAGCACCTTTTCTTTTTTCTGACACATTTGCCTTATTATTGTCCATTTTCTAACTCTGCTTTTTTTCCTGTAAAATTCTCCCAACGCTTAATAATTACGTCACAATATTTAGGGTCTAGTTCTATTCCATAACATATTCTACTTTGTTTTTCACAAGCTATTATTGTAGTTCCTGAACCTAAAAATGGGTCTAATATTATATCTTCTTGTTTAGAACTATTCTTAATTAAATACTCAACTAATCCTACAGGCTTCATAGTGGGGTGTAATTTGGATTTACTCGGTCTATCATATTTAATAATTGTTGTTTGTTTTCTATCTGAATACCAACTATGTGAAGCACCTCGTTTCCACCCATATAAACAAGGTTCGTGTTGCCATTGATAATCTTGTCTTCCCATAACCATACTATTTTTAGCCCAAATTAAATTTTGTTTTAATTCTAAATCTGAATTTTTAATTGATTGTCTAAATTCTAATCCATACCAATCACTGTGAAAAATGTAAAATGAACAACCTAATTTTAGATGAATAGAACAATTATTAAAAGCATCTGTTAAAAATTGTAAAAAATCATCATCATTTTTAGAGTCATTTTGGATTGTTAATTTATCTTTAGTTTTGCCCTCATAATCAACATTGTATGGAGGGTCTGTCATTAATAAATCTGCTTTATTTTCATTAAACAATTTTTCGTAATTATTAAGTATTGTACTATCTCCACAAATTAACTTATGCTTTCCAAGTTTCCAAATATCTCCTAGTTTAGATATAGGTTCTTCTGGTGTTTCAGGAACTTCATCTTCATCAGTTAAACCTTGTTTTTCCTCAAATAATAAATCATTTAGTTGATCTTCATTAAATCCTAATAAATCTAATTTAAAATCTTGTGCTTCTAGTTCCTTTATTTCCATTTTAAGCAATTCATTATCCCACTCGGATTCTTCAGCAGTTCTATTATCAGCTATTCTATAAGCGTTTATTTGTTCTTGTGTAAGATTATCTATTATTGATATTGGAACTTGTTTTAATCCCAATTTTTTACTTGCTCTAAATCTTGTATGTCCAGCAACAATAATTCTATCCTTATCAACTACAATTGGTTGTCTAAAACCATATTCTTTTAAAGACATAGCAACTTTTTCAATAGCTGTATCCGATAGTTTTCTAGGATTGTTTTCGTATGGTTTTATAGACTCAATATCAGCAATTTCGATTTGCATTTTTATATCTCTACCTTTTTCATAGAAATAATCAATCCTTTTGGAATAAGGTTTCTATCGCTAAATGTTTCTTCATCATAACTAGCAAAAGTCCAAACAAACTTATTATCTTTTTTAAATACATAAGCGTTAGTTGTCATGTATGCTGGTTTCATATTAGCAAATTCTTTTTCAGATGCGTGGCCAGAATCTCCAATAACATCAATCCATTTTATTTCGTAAAAGTAATATTTTTTATTCGATATTGAAATATGGCGAAATTTTGACTTTTTCTTAACCATTAATGCTTTCGGTTGTCCATTGATTCTAATATAGCTTTATAATATTCTAGTTGCCTTTTTAACCTTTTATTTTCAATTGCTAATTTAATCAATCTTTTTCGTACATATTTAAAAATGCGTAGTATTGAAATCATCTAATTTCCACAATAACCCTCGCACTCCGAGTTAAATAAATCTAACTGATTATCTTGTATATCTAAATCTACCTCACCAATAGGTTTACAGCTTCTATGAACATAAACTTCTACCTCTTTTTTTCTTGAATTATTTCGTATTTTTTTGTCAAATTCTATGACCTCTTTCCATTCATTAGGATTATTTTCTCTAAGGTGTTTCCATTCTTTATCACCTTTATATGGACAATAAATACAAGCTGATCTAGGTGGTGATTTATCATAGTATTTATTAAACCAGTCAATGCAGTTTTGTCTACGCATATTAAGATCAACTAAAGGATAGATATTTGTAATATATGGTAATCTATTTGGTTTCATTCTAAAAACCTCATCTTTTGAAATACCCATCAACATTTCTACTTTTGTCCCTTTTTTTACTCTTTCACGTTTTTTTAAACCTAATAATTGCCTAACTTTTTGAGTTATAATTTGCACTTTATAGTCATTTGTACATTGACGAAGCATAAGACCTTTTTTTCCTGTTTTTGTATCTAAACTATAAAATGGTGCTATTGGAAAATCTGTATTTAACAAATGCTCTGTGAGATTACCTTTTGAAATTATATAAATTGGAAAACTTAATTTAGATTTTAACCAATTTAGAAATTCGTAAGTTTCTTTGCTCTCGGCTTTCGTATCTGCAAATATTCCAGCGTCAACCATAGGTATTTCGCCTTTTTCAATCATTAAAGCTAAAGTTGAAGATTGTACTCCAGCACCTAAACTTAATATTCTTAAATCTGCCATTAATATTCCTTTATCGGTTCGTCCTTATATTTATGTTTTAAATATTTTTTTCCGTCTATCAAGATGATGTTATAAGAACCCTCTGTTCCAATTTGTTTATATTCTTCCTTGCTAGACTTTTTTGGAGATATATTAGATATTAGTGTATTAGTATTATGTATTAGATACGCGGAGTCGTTGGTGAGTTGTTGGTTATCCACAGGGTCTACATATTGAAATTTGTCGTAATTAAGCACGGAAATTATAGTTATTTTGCTATACTTAAAATCTTTTGTTGGTTTCAATGTGGTGAGTCGGTGGTTTATCATACCTCGTCTTTTTAACCTTAAAATAAAAGTTCTCATAGCAGTATATGGTATTTTCCAAATATTAGCATTTTTTCTAAGTGGAAATATTAATTCTCCTCGTTTGATAAATATTTCATTATCTAAATATCTCGCTGTTTTATCTTTATGACTTGCTGAACTTATCATGTAAAGCCAAATAGCTGACTCAACTAAATTTTTAAATACAGGGTGTTTCCAAACATCTCTATAAACTAAAAAATATCCTGATCTTCTTGACATTGTATTCTCTCCTTTACTATTTTCATTAATTCTTGTTGTGTTCCGTATTTTTCTTCAAAAGCTTTTTTGCCTAAATGTACTGAAATTTTTCCAGTTCGGTGGTGTGCTGGGCAAAGTGGTAAAATATCAAAATGTGAGGGTCTTAGACCCATTCCTGTGTGTATTCTGACATGATGTATCTCTGCTGGTCTTGTCAATCCGTCTTTGCTACAAGCTATACAACCAAGCAAAGCAACTTTAGTCATAAATTCTCGTTCTGCTTTTGTTGGTGGTTTTTTTCTTGCCATACTATTGCTTGTTTTCCATATTTAGTTTCTCGTCTTTTACCACTATCTTCTACCAAGTTCAAAAGCTGTAACTCTCGGCATCTTGCAGTAACAGATGATAAAGGCATATCTAATTCTTCTGCTATTTCGTAATTGGTTAAAGATTGAGTTTTAATTAACTCATAAACTTGTTCTCTTTTTGTCAGCTTATCTTTTTTATTTACAAAAGCAGATTTGCTTGTGTCGGTGTAATTATGTGCTGGATAATCCAACTCTAATTGTTTCATTGTGGTCTTCCTGTTTCAATTAGTTTTTTTAATTTTTTAGTAGAAATATTTAATAATGCCCAAGTAATTAAGGTAAGATGTATGTTATAACCATCAAATACTGCATCTACATTTCCATTTCGTTGTTCTTCGGTTAAAGAATCTTTTAGTAATTTATGGTGTTTTAGAAATTTAAGTTGATCTTTATTCATTTTATCCTCTCTCTTGTGCTGGGTTTAGGAGAGAGTCTAAACCCAACACGATTTGTATTTTGAAACTTAAATACTTATTGTGCTGTTGCACAACTCTCTCTAACACAAGTATAAAAAATTTCATAGTGATTCGTTTTTTATATTAGTGATTTGCTTTTGTAAAGATATTTCTACTTAAAGGTGCTAATATAGTTAAAAAAGCTAGGTTTTATGCGGTAAATTAATGCTT